GTTTCCCAGTCACGATCGGCGCGAGTGTCGCCGAGCTTCCCGACGCTGTGGTCACTCGGCTCCAGACGGCCATCGATCTGCGAAGGGGAGCGAAGCCTACCCTCACAGTGCTTCCCGGTGGAGCCGGTGACGATGAGGGCACAGGGTCGTGAGTGTCCTCACCGATGGCCACCGGAAGGCCCTGGAGAGGATGGGGCAGGGGCTTCTAGCTCTTGCCCATCGCACTCACGATGAACCCTGGAAGCACATCCCTTGGCTGCCTCTCCAAGAGAGGTACCTCCGGTCGCAGTCCAGGTATCGCCTGCTTCGAGCGGGCAACCAGGCGTTGGGAAAGACCACCGTTGCCCTGTCGGATCTGTTGGCCTGTGCTCTTGGTGAACACCCCTTCCGAGAGTCTGGCCGGGAGAAGTCAGCCACCTACTGGCTGATCTGCGCTTCGTGGGCTCAGAGCATTGCTATCCAGGGCAAGCTCTATGACCTCATCCCTCCCTCCCGTCTGCACCCTGAGACGGTGTTCACCTCGGCTCGGGGATTCAGGGGTAAGCATCAGTCTGTGCAGGTGCGGCATCGGGACGGCACCTACAGCCAGATCAGGTTCAAGACCACGAAGCAGGGCACACTTGACCTTGCTGGAGCTACGGTCGATGGGGGAGTGCTCTTCGATGAACCGCCCGCTTCACAGGCGGTGTACTCCGAGGTCTCGAAGCGAACCCTGGCCACAGGAGCCTGGGTCTCCATCGCAATGACCCCTGTGGGTGCTCCGGTAGACTGGATCGCTGATCTGGCTGCCGAAGGACTCCTCGAAGACATTCACACCCCACTCGACCCCGAGCAGCTTGTTCCGGTAGGGCACACCCGGCCTCGCATCCTGGGTGACGGCACGGTCTGTGACGCTGAGTGGATTGCGGAGATCATCCGGCAGACCCCGGCACACGAGGTGCCTGTCCGTGTCCACGGTGAGTTCCAGATGCGGGTCGTGGACCGCATGTTCGACGCCTTCGTCTCGTCGGGACCGAAGAGCCATGTTCATGACCGTGTCCCAACTACCGACTGTCGAGTCCTTCTCGGCATCGACCACGGGTCAAAGGCCAGTGGCAAGACGGGGTCGAAGCAGATCGCAACGTTGATCCTGGTCGATGAGTCTGCCTGGCAGGGGGAGGGTGAAGGGCACAGCAAGGTGTATGTGCTCGACGAGTTCTCACCGGGCGAGCAGTCCACTCCCGAGATCGATGCGAAGGGCATCTTGGCCATGCTGAGCAAGCATGGGCTTGCTTGGTCGGACATCGACGAAGCATGGGGTGACCGCGTCCACATGGCCCACAGGCCATCGCAGAGGAAGTCGAACAAGGACCTGATGGTCCAGATCGCTCGGCAACTCGGCACGACCCGCCCTGCACTGTCTCCACAGATCCGCACCGTGAAGCGTGGAACGGGTCGTGGCCGTGGCTCCGTGGATGTAGGCGTCCGGTACCTACACCACCAGATGGTTCGCTCTGGTGGCTTCGGTGTTCACCCTCGATGCACCCGAGTCATTGAGGCTCTGGATCGCTGGGCAGGTTTGGATGACAATTTCAAGGATGCCTGCGACAGCCTACGCTACGCCCTCGACTCCTACGCCTTTGGCGTCAGGGGTCCGGGAATGAGGAGAGGGAACAGTAGAGGACTTCGGTTGAGGTGACAGGTGGTACTCTCCTGGGGCAACAGGGAGTGCGCAATGTGGGATGAAGGTGAGAACCCGTGTCGGACACCGATTTCGATTACTGGGAAGGTCCGGCAGTTTGCTAGCGAACTTGGGTCTACCGATGAACCCCTTTTCGTTCCTGTCATCCCGGAGCCTTGGGCCAACGAGGGCAACTGTTTCATGAATGCTCGGCTCGCTGCGGAAGAGCAGGGTGGGGAGGTAAAGTTCGGGTGGAGGATCTGGGAGTTTCCCAGGTTCTTTCTTGAGGCCGAGTTTCACGCGATTCTGTTGGGGAGCGATGGTGAACTACGAGACGTGACCCCCGAGCCGAGTGAGGAGCGGACGCTGTTCGTGCCCGACCCCGAACGTGTATGGGAGGGGCGGCCAGTGATGAATCGTAGGTTGTTGATCAGCACCGACAAGCGAGCAGTTGAGTTGGCCGGGCTTCTAGACCAGATTCAAGAAATCAACCACAATAGGTGGGTGGCCTCTGATGATGCGGGCAGCACATACCGAGATTGGACCAGGGAAGAGGAGGAACTGATTCGCAGCACCGCCCCTAGAGGGACTGAGTTGATGGACTACTTCAAAAGGCAAGCGAAACGCTCTAGTCGAGGGCGTAGAAGCGGTAGGTCGCGAACAAGGTAGCAGTGACGGTCCGATCTCTCGCAGGTGGGAGAGGACCTCCTGCCTATGGCTGCACCGTCACCACCGATCCCACGAGACCCAGCACATGCTGATCGCTGGGAACACACTCGTCTCCGCAGGCGGATGTTGTCGGGTGAGTGGGGCGATGATCTGGCCCGTCGCATCCGCACCCAGATCGGCACCACGAGGGCAGAAGGGTGGGGTCTCCCAGACCTGTCGGCCAACGTACTCTCCAGTGTCTGCTCGCAACTCTCGACGTTGTACGACTCGGAGCCTGTCGTTCGTCATGCAGACCCTGCTGGGGTCATGCTGGCTTCTGCTGTGGCAGATGGGGGATGGTGGGAGCTTGCCCAGCGTGTACAGCGTGACACCCTCGGTCTTCGAGAGATGCATGTCCGCATCGAGGTCACGCCCGAGGGCGGTCTTTCCTACAGGCCGGTCCCCACGGATCTAGTTGTCGCCAGTGCCCCTGTGTGGGCACCAGAAGAGCCTCACATCTACCGTGAGGCCCGTCTTCGGGATGACCCTTCTGCGAGCAAGCAGATCTGGACGTGGGATGTGTTCGACATCTCCGGCCAGTCTCCCAGCTACCGCATCCTCGATGTAGGCGGTGAAGATATCTCCCACCTGTATGGCTTCCCGAGTGGGGGCCTGTCAGGCGAAGCCTACGTGGCCCAGTGGTCGCGTCCCTCGGGTGCCCCGTTCATCCCGGTCGTGACTTACCACGCCCAGCGTACTGGCAGCCTCTACGACCATCGAGCCTGGCTCGAACTCGTGGAAGGCACCCTCTCCACGGGTGTGCTCTGGAGCTACTACGGCCACGCCGTCAGGGATGCGAGTCACCCACAACGGTACGCAGTTGGCATCGAGGTGCCCGCTGCCGTGGGAACTGGTGACCGCCATGCGATGGTGGCCGACCCAGCAACCGTCCTACTCCTGGCTGTTGATCCTGAGATGCAGGGGCAGCCAACTGTCGGACAGTGGCAACCTGGCTGCGACCCCGATGTACTCGGCACCAGCATCGGCCTGTACGAGCGCCGGGTGGCGTCCTACGCGGGCATCTCCGAATCCGACTTCGGCAGGATGAGTGGGGACCCCCGCAGCGGCTATGCCCTGAGCATCAGCCAGGCGGGGGCACGCAAGGCTGCCCGAAGGTTCGAGGCCACGTTCAGCCGCTCGGACAAGAGGCTCCTGGCTCTGTCTGCTGCCATCCTGGGTGCTGCACAGGACAGGCCCGGTGCCTACCCCGCGAGTGGGTACAGCATCACCTACCCAGGGCCGCATCAGACGACTGTTGAGCTTCTCGACGAGATCGAGAAGCTCATGGCCCTCGGGATGTTGCACCCCGCTGATGCCTACCTCCGTCTGCATCCCCATCTCACAAGAGAGCAGGCCGTTGCCGCTCTTGATGACATCGCCCGTGCCCGCAGGGCTCTGGCTGCCTGATCTGGAACTGCCCCCCACATGACAGAGGACACATCGATGGCCGATAACGCCAACACACCCGAGTCTGTTCCGTACAGTCGCTTCCAGGCGGTCGTTGCTGAGCGGAATGAACTCCGAGGCCAGATCGAGGGCTACACCACTCAGGTGCAGACCCTCTCCGAGCAGGCTGCTGCATCCGACTCCCTGACTGCCCAGATCAAGGAGCTTCGGGCCGCACATGCTGCCGAGGCTGCAAACTGGGATACCACTCGTACCTTGATGGAGGGTGGTCTCATGGACCCCGAGGGTCGTGAGGTAGCCACCTTCCTGCACAGCCGTCTCCCAGAAGAGGACAGGCCACCCATCGGTGAGTGGTTGTCTTCCTTCCAGGGTGATGGTGCCTCTCCTCCGAAGGCACTGGCCCCATACCTGTCAGGAACGGGAGTCACTCCCGAGCCCGGAGCACGGACCGAGGACACTTCCTCTCCTGCAACCAGGGTCTCTTCTGATGCAGGGGTGACCTCCGCTGCATCCCCCACGGCACCGCAGTGGTCTTCCGACCGCATCCGAGAGCTTCGTCTAGAGGCTCAGACCACTGGTGACTGGAGCAAGTATCGCGAGGCCCGTGACGCCATCCTGGAGGCCACAGCCAAGCGTCGGTGACGGTCCGATCTGGTTGTAGTTGGTGAGCCCCTACGGTGGGGGACACATCACTAAACCACCTCGTCACCCTCGGGCCAGCCACCCGTAATCCGGCGTTGATTCGACGAGATCAACGTTGGAGCCAGCCGTGGCTAACGAGATCCTAACCTCCGGTATCGGAGACCTCATTGCAGGAGAGGTGCTCGCTGCCGAGTACCTCATGCTTCTGGCAGATCGAGACTCCTCGGTCCTGAATCACCCCGCCATCATGCGGGCGACCGCGACTTCCCCGCACTCGAACGTCGTTCGCGTTCCTCACCTTGGCCTCGGCGGGTATGACCTGCTGACCGACGTGACCCCCGGTTCTGAGGTTGCGAACACGGCATTTAGCGATGGTAGTACCGACGTGACCATCGCGGCACGAGCTAAGCGGTACACCGCCACCGACCTCGCGAAGTACGTCGCAGCGGGCAAGCTCGGTCCCGCGATGTTCGCACAGGACCTGGTCATCTCCGTCGCACAGACGATGATCAGCCTCATCGCCAACGTGGGCGATGACTTCACGACTACCTTCTCGACTACAGGCGTGGCGTTGGTGTGGAGCAAGGTTCTTGAAGCCAAGGCTGCGTTGGGCGTAGCGAAGGCCAACGGACCTCTCATGGCGATCTTCAGCCCGGTCCAATGGGGTCACCTTGAGGCCGATGCCCTTGGTCTCGGTGTGCTGCCTGCCCAGACCAATGCAGGCATCGTGAATGCGGGCCTCAGTGCTTACAAGGGCCGCTACTTCGGGATCGACTGCTATGTCTCCAGCCATGTCCCCACGGCCAATGCCGGAGCGGACCGTGCTGGATGTCTGCTTTCTCCCGGAGCCATCGCTTGGGCTGATGCCCAGATGCCTTCCGATGGTGACCCCAACATTGCAGACTTCGGCACTGCCCGTCTTGAGCGTGTCCGGCAGGGCAACTTCCTCTCGACCTCCTACGTGTTCAGCCATCACGGCGGTTGTGCCAAGGCAATCGATGCCGCAGGCGTGAGCATCATCAGCGATGCGGGCTGATTCCTTGGGGAGCCCCTGAGGTCGGCGAACTTGCTGTCCTCGGGGGAGCCTCCCCAGGGGCTTCCCTTTCTTGAGGCCCCTCCCACTTCCGGGTGGGGCTTCTTCATCTTCTAGAGGACATCATCATCATGGCGAAGGTCACCCCGACCCCATCTACTCCTGACAGCACTTCTTACGTCCCCGGTCTCTCCGTAGTGGACCACGGGCATGACTACCCCCGGATCGAAGTCACACCTCCATTCCTCCTGGTTCACAGTCCCACGCGATGGATGGTTTCCTGTGGTCGGCTGGTGCCGATGCCGTCGCAGATCCCACTTCGCAATGGGGTGGCACTGGTCACCCAGGACCGAGACGGTCGGTACGGCACTGCTCGTCTTGCAGCACGCCTGGCGGAAGAGGGTCGCACGGTCATCCCGTTCTCGGCTGCCCCCGATGGGCAGTCATACATCCAAGAGGTCGAGACCAAGCTGGCGAACGGCGAGATCGTGAAGACCTACATCTCCGTGTTCTCTTCTGCTCATGCAGGCGACTCGAAGGTGTACGCCGATGAGGAAGCCTACTCTGCATGGCTTGCCTCCCTCGTAGACGATGGTGTCGTACAGCCGTGTCCACCTCATCGCATCCGAGCCATGCTTGAGCGTGCTCGGGCTGACCTGGCCAATGTTGAAGCCCGGCAGGTGAAGGACCCATCTTCGACCCTGGCCGACAGTGCTGCACTGCACAAGGCAGAGATCGAGGTTCTCGGAGCCGCCCTTGGTGATGACACCAAGCCCAAGACCAAGAAGGTCTCGGGTAAGTCCGTGACGGTGTGATCTGATGCCCTGGACCGCCGAGACCGCCTACACGGCCCGCTTCGAGCTTCCCACCGAACTGGAGCAAGGCAGGGACAATGCGGTGTCCTGCCCGGTGTTCCGGTCAGGCAGCCTGGTGGCTCCGGACTCCGGCACTGTCAGCCTGTTCAACTCCAGCGGCACCGCAGTGGTCGATGCCGCCACGGTTACCATCACAGGCAACACAGCCACGTATACCATCCCCTCAGCCACCCTCTCGGGGCAGAGCCGTAGTGAGGGCTGGCGGATCGAGTGGGTTCTGACCATGCCGGATGGCACCGTCCGAACCCTCGACAACGAGGCCATGATGGTCCGTCGCAGTCTCTTCCCGGTGGTCACCGAGTCAGACCTGTACCGTCGTGCAAGCTCTCTGGACCCCGACAGTCCTCACTGCATCACGAGTGAGACCGACTTCGCAGACAAGCTGGATGAGTCCTGGGTCACCATCATGGGGAGGCTCCTGGCCCTAGGTCGTCGGCCCCACCTCATCCTCTCCCCGAGTGCACTTCGAGAAGTACACCTGACCCACACGCTCGCGTTGATCTTCGAGGACTTGTCGGCCCGGAATGCAGATCAGTATTCAGAGACTGCTCGGATGTACCGGGAGCAACAGGCTGCTGCCTGGCAGGACATGCGCTTCCAGTACGACGAGAGTGACGACGACGGCCGCACCGTCGACACCACCCGCAAGTCGCCCATGACCTCCATGTGGCTCGGAAGCGTCCGATGAGCGGGGTGTCGGTAGCAACGATCCGGTCGAGGGTAGCTGCGGCTCTGGATACCATCGAGGGTTGGACAGAGAGCAGGCACCCACCTGACAGGTTCGGCAGGGACACTTCCCAGCTTTCTCATCGGTGCTTCGCCGTGGCTGTACCCACCACCACGGCAGATGAGAGACGACAGCGTCGGTCTCGGGGTGTGGTGTCGTCTACTACGGTGGATGTCCATTGGTCTTGGAGGCTGCGGGTCGATGCCGTGGTGCCCGATACCACCGAGGGCTTGGAGGCTGAGGAACTCCTCACGGATGCCATCTTCGACGTGGTGAACCGAGATCAGATCACCAGCATCACCCTGACCTCGGCAGACAGGAGTTCCACGGACGAGGGCACCTACCTGGTTGGCCGGGTTCGGGTTCGGGTTGTACACCGCCTACCGTTGATCTTGGAGTAGCCGACCCCAACGGTGACGGTCCGATCTCTGGCCCTGTGGCAGCACCCCTTGGAGGTCTGCCATGAGCCGCAGCGGCGTCATTCTCAACCAGTTCGATGGCGGGTCCATCACCCTGTCCGACGGTACAGATCCTACCCCGTTGGAACTCACGGTCCTGTTCGATCAGGCTGACTTCTCCATCAGTGGTCTCAGCGATGAGATGACCGATGTGACCCCGTATCAGAGCCGCCGGACTCTCCACTCCATCCGTCGTGGTGCCCTGACCTTTCCCACGGGGAGCTTCTCGGTGATGGTCTCGGAGTTCTCCGAGACGAGCGTGGGCACGCTGTTCGACTTGATCCATGGCACCACAGGCACGCCCTTCGCTGCTCGGGTCAGCACTACGGCAGCCAAGGGTGATGTCACCACCTTCGACCTTACCCTTGCGGTCGAGGGTACGGATGCAGGCGGTGTGGACGGCACCCTCACGTTCGAAGACTGCCACCTCACATGGGACTTCAGCGAAGGAGACCCCAATACCGCCAGCTTCTCCTTTACCGTGTACGGGCAGATCTCCGGCGACTTGAGCATCGCAGCATGATCGGGGAGACCTACCAGATCGGTGAGCACACCGTCTCTCTTCGTCCTCCAGCTTCTCTGGCTGTTCGATGGGAGATTCTGGCTGCGGCCCACACTTCGGGCATCCGAGCGTCAGCAGCGGCACTTGCGGCTTGTTGGGATGGCCCTGGTCGTCCTTCCGCTCGGTACTCGGCTCATGCCTACAGCGTGCCCCTCTTCGGGGGAGCCGTACTGGAAGAACTGCTCACCCGAGGCGTGAGCTTCGTTCAGATCACCGAGGCCGGTGCTGCTGCCCTTGGTGTTCTTGCAGATGGTCTGGTCACTGCCGACGAGGTCTCCGACGCCGAGGATTTTTCCGTTCCCGACGGGGAGGAATCGACTGGTTGATCTTGGAGATCGAGCGGGAGTTCAACCTTGGTCTGGGTGGCTTCGTAACCCTCGGGCGTGATGAGCAAGCCCAGCTCCTGGCCTGGCATCGGGTCAGGTCCGACCCGGAGCACCGCATCAAGCGACACCGGAAGAAGAAGGGGACCAAAGAGCGGATCAAGCAAGCGTTCGAGAGGAGGAAGTGATGAGCATCAAAGTTGGCAACAAGTACGCTTCCGTTGAAGTCTCGGACGAGCTTGAGAACATGATCAAGCGGGTGGTGAGTGAGAGTGCTCCCACCATCATCGACCGTCTCGAAGAGGTCACCACCGAGCTTCGTGAGCAGGCCGTGCCTGACTGGCCTGTAGGCCGTGAGCGTGGCCGTCCTCACTCCAAGGATCTGTTCGAGTCGGGTGTTCGTCTGTCAGGACGCACGAGCATCGAAGGGTATGTCTCCAACGATGCTGGCTACTCCTGGTACATCAAGCCGAAGAGTGGCCCACACGCGGGCAAGAGTGTCTTCACCACACTCATCAGGCGACCTGGCCGGAAGGCTGGCAAGCAGCTTGCTGCTGACCTGGCCAGCGACATCAAGAAGCTGGCAGGGGGCAAGTGACCCATGCCCAGTGAGACCGTTGATCTCAAGTTCCTGGCAGACACGTCGGATGTCATCAGTGCCCTGGAGAAGATCCCGGACGTAACCAAGAAGCAGGCTCGTGCTGCGGCTCGTGCCATCGCTACGTCCCAGACCCAGGCAGCGAAGGCCAGCAAGAAGGCTGCACGCATTGCCCAGCGTGAGTGGGACGAGAAGCTCGGCAAGATCAAGACGGCTTCTGCCACAGCGTTCGGTGACAGCGTCAACAAGGTTGCGGACCTTACGGCTGGCCTGGGTGCCATCGGTCCCGTGGGGGCCATCGCTGCGGTAGCCATCGCTGGAATCGGCCTGGCAGTCGTGGGGTCGGTGGCAGGTACCATTGCTCTGGTGTCGGCCACCGATGACCTCATTCGGTCCAACGAGCACCTGAACGACATCGAGGGCTTCACCTTCGACAAGTCCCAGATCAGGGCTGTGGATGATGCCAACGCCGCGATGGCTGGGCTCGGGAACATCACCTCCCAGGCGGCTGCCATCATCGGCGTCGAGCTTGCCCCGGTTGTTGAACGAGGCTCCCGTCTCCTGCTTGGTATGGGCCTTGTTGCCCTCGACGCGATGAATGCTTCCGCCGAGGGCGGTCGTATGGTTGCCAAGGTCTTCGACGAGCTTGTCAGGATTACCATCGGCGGCTTGGTGGATGACTTCCTCACCCTGCTGCGGTTCGGGGAGAACATCTACAAGATCTTGGGCAGAAAGGTGCCCGAGGGACTCTCGAACCTCCGGCAGACCATCGAGGACAACACCTCGGCATCTGCTGCACTCGACTGGGCACTCGGTAAGGTCGAGACCTCGATGGGGGGCTACTCCGAGCGGATCGACGACATCGTTGATGCCAACTACCGCCAGTCTGAGAGCTTCAAGAGGGCCACCGACGCAGCGGAGAAGCATCAGAAGGTGATGGAGGGGCAGGTCACTGCCCTACAGAAGATGATCTCGGTCTCCCAGAAGGCTCAGGCAGATCAACTCTCTGCATCCGAGAAGTTGGCCCTCGGTGCTGCGGAGCAGATCAACGAGATCAACCGCCTGGCAGGTGAAGCGGGTGTGCTGGGTGATGAGGCTGCTGCTGCTGCCCGTCTCCAAGTGGAGGAACGTCTCCAGCGTGACCTGGCTGATCTCCGGGAGAAGGAAGCGGAGAAGGCATCCAAGGAACGGGAGAGGCAGGTACAGGAGGACTTCCGTGCCACTTCTGAACGACTGGGTGCCTACCAGAGCCTTACCAGTTCCCTCGGGCAACTCTCCCAGGGTGTCACCGACCTCATCGTAAAGGGGAAGGGTGAAGAGAGTGCTGCTGCGAAGAAGGCAGCCAAGATCCAGTTCGGGGTGAGCAAGACCACGGCCATCGGGCAGGCCCTCATCGATGGCTTCCTCGCTTCGCAGAAGGCCATCGCCCAGTTCGGACCACCTCCGAGCCCCCTGGGCATCATCGGCCTGGCTGCTGCGGGTGTCACTACCGCTGCGAGCGTTGCGGGCATCGCTGCCCAGAGTCCACCGAGCTTCCACGTTGGCGGTCTCATCGGGAACTCTGGCCCTTCGGCCCCTGACGAGACGATGATTCGTGCTCGGGCAGGTGAAGGTGTGGTCACCCGGCAGGGTGTGGATGCGTTGGCCCAGATCAACTCGGGAGTGACTCCCGGTTTTGGCGGCACGGTGGTGGTGCAGACCTACCGCCATCGAGTGCTTGATCTGCAAGTGCAAGACGAGATGCGAAGCCCAACGGGAGCCCTACGAGCGGCCACCCGGCAGGGTCGTCGTGTCGGACACAAGAAGAAGGTGGCCTGATGGGCTCTGATGTCTCCCGTGACCACTACCAGGGGCTTGTGGTCCCACATCCAACGGCCCAGATCTGGGAAGCAGAGACCTCCGTGTCTCAAGCAGACCCGAGGCCCGGTGTACCTGTACCCGAGGGTGAGACCTCGATGGTCCTGGCCACGTCGGGCTCGACCCTCACGGAGGCTGCCTTCCAGATCAGGACGCAGAAGGCGGGCTTCCCAGGAGCAGATCAGGCCACGTTCTTGTACAAGCCGGAAGGCTCATCGGACTGGCGAGGGTGGGACGCACCCACGAGCATCACGGACTGGGAGTCAATCTACTGGGCTTCCAGCACGTCCTCGATCTACGACAACCACGAAGCCATGCAGGCGGTCACGCTGGCCTCTGGGGACGTGCTCTGCGTCATGCAGAGAACCTACGACGCGGGCGTTCCCATCTACTGCACCACGGCCATCCGGAAGCGGTCTGCCAGCACCGATGAGTGGTCAGACGCCATCACCGTCTTCGGTGAGGATGCGAGGGGGGAAGACCTCCCAACGTCTCGTCAGGGCCGCTACCCCTGCTTGGTCGTGCTCCCCAGTGGTCGGGTGCTCTGCTTCGCTTGGGTCTGGGACGCCGATGATCTGGCGACCATCCGCATGGACTACAGCGACGACGATGGTGAGACCTGGACCCTCGGGTCGG